CGTGAGTTCCTGCACATGCCCTCCTACAGCGTCAGCGTGCGGCTTTCGCCGCCGACCCGATGATGGCAGGGCATGTGCAGGAACTCACGCAGCAGATAGCCGAGTATCAGGCAGAACTCCAGCGACTGACTGGGGGCAAAACGGCAGGTACGTACATCACCGCGCCGGGTCAGGCGATGGCGACGGTGCGCAGCCTCGTGCCGGGCGGGCAGGTGTATCAGCCGGGTATTGCCCCGCGCCCCCTGCAAGGGCAGGTCATCATGCCGCCACCGCAGCCCGCGCAGCCGTCTGCACAACCGACCCAAGCCGCACCGCAAGCCGCACCGCAAGCCGCTATTGACCCCAAAGTTCATTCGCAGAATGTGGAAGCCAAGATGGCGTATGTTGCAGACAAGCAGGCGCAGGGTACGTATGACCCGAACGAAGTCATCATGATTGACGGCGTTCCTTACACCGCAGGGCAACTTGTGTACCTTCAGAACGTGCAGCCTAGTATGGCAAGCACCGTAGCAGAAGGGGTGTCTATGGGGCTGCTAGGACCGGTGGGTTACGCCAGCCAGTATTTGCTCGGGACTAATCCAGCGTATGCCCGCCAACTTGCAGCGGCACGTGCAGCAGCGGGGCGGTAAGTCATGGCACGGAGGAAGGGGAATACCAACGAAACGCGCAACATGAGTATGGTGTTGCAAGCGTTTCAAAATGCCGGGTTGTCGCCAAACCAAGCGCGGATTCTCGCCGCCGAGGTGGGGCGGGAAAATGCGTTCCAAGACCGCTATCTGTGGGGGTATCACAAAGACCCCGGAAACGGCGCGGTCAATCTGGGGATTATCTCATGGCAAGGCACGCGCGGGCGGAATCTGGAGAAGCAGCTTGCGGCTCAAGGACTGATTAAGAATGGGGTGATGGAGCAATCACAACGCGCGCTGGATGCACAAGCGCGCTTTCTGGTAAACGAAATAAAGAACGACCCCGCCTACGCCAAGACGAAAAAACTGTTTCTGTCCAACCCGAATGTGGACTACAACACAGGCGTCCGGGTGTTGGGTAAGGACTTTATCCGCTGGCGCATCGACGACCCGAAGTATGCCGCTAAGGGCGCAGCGTCCCGTGACGGTTTTTATCGAAAGCTAGGCGGGGTAGCCCCGCAAGATGGTGGCGTGGTGCAGACAGGAGCGTCTGCGCCCTCCGTAGCGCCGCTTATTCCGGCGTCTGGGGCGATAAACGCAGCAGCCAATACTGTGAACGACCTGATGGCACAGAACGCTCCCCAGAGCGACCTGATGGGCAAAAACGTGCTGGCTGGCAGCGTGGGTTATGCCGTCCCAGAAACACCTTTGCAGAACAAACTGTATGGCGAAGTCGCAGAACAAGGCTTACCGCCGCAGAAAGAATCCATCGCAGCGGTGGCGGCTGATACCATCTCGAAAACTTACGACCAGATGTTTAATCAACCTTTGGTAAAATCCTCCAGTCCTAGCATCGACGCGCTGATGCAAATCTTTAACGCTCTGGAAGTCTGATAATGGCGAAGAACAATTCCCTCGAAACCCCCCTCTCCATGCCGAAACTGCCTGACCTCGACCAAGACCTGTTCGGCGCGGGCGCAGGGGCGATATTCAACCAGTCTGATGACCTGCTCAACCCGAAGGCGGTAGCGCCGCTGGGCGTGCAGCAAGGCAAACTTTCTCCGGCGGCACAGGCGCTGGCGTCGGCACAACGCGAGCAGAATGACCTGCTGAATTACGCGACTGAACAGCAGGCGAAAATCCAGCAGCAGGAGGCTCGTCAACAGGCAGCGTTTGACCGCCAGCAGGCGGCACAGCGCCGGGAAACCGACGCGGCTATCCGCCAGTACCAGCGGGACAAGAAGGAGCGCGAGAAGGCGCTGAAGGAAAAAGCGAAGGAACAGGGCGGTGTGCTAGGCGCTGGCGCGGATGGTTCGTTTGTCCTGAAGCCGATGGTGGAAACCATCCTCGCCGACAAGAAATGGAAGGACATCAAGTCCAGCTTCCAGCGCGAGGACGAGGCGCAAGGCTGGCTGAAAGAAAAAGCCGTTCAGCTCAAGGAGCAGGGCATCCCCGAAGACCTCATCAACAACGAGCTGCGGGTCGCTGGCGCTCTGTTCAAGCAGGACACGGACGCCTACACCAAGCAGCGTTCGGAAGACCGTGCTGACCCGCTCGATGCGGTTTCATGGCTAGGTAAGGCAGGGCGCAACCTATACAAAGGCACGGTGCTGTGGCTATCCCCGGTATGGAACAAGACCATCGGCAAAACTGGACTTACCTTCGACACGGAGGAGTTTGTCCGCGAACAGAATGACGCGATAAATTCCATTGATTCTACCCTGTCCGATAAGGTTCACTTTGCCCAAGAGAACAACGAATACCTGACCCAGAAACGCCGGGCGCAGGGCAAGGACGGGCTTGTTGCAGGATTCACAGGCGGCATCGCCGATATGTGGAAAGCGGACAATATGCTCTACACCATGCTGGACTCCGCTGCCTACATACCTTACTCCGCCGCTGTCGGCTCGAGTGCGGGGGCGTTTGCTTCTCGCGTCGGCGCTGCCACACGTCTCACCCCGGCGATTGAAGGTATTACTGCGCGGGTAAACGCTGTTGCGGCTGCACCCGGTGCAAGTCTCGCGACAAGAATCGGCGCTAAAGCGGCGTCTCACCTGTTATCTTCTGAGGTAGCGGGTGGTATGGCGACCACCGGGTTTTTTGCCGCCACAGACGCCGCTGGTGGCGCATACGACGCTGTGTACAACCAAGACGAGGACACATTCCGCCAGACCTACATCAAAGCGAACGGCGAAGAAAACTGGAACAACCTTGTGCAGTATTACGGCTCTGCGGGCAAAGCGCGTGCAGCGCTTGCAGAACAGGCTGCGGTATCGGCAGGTAATTCCGCCTTCATAAACACCGCGCTGCTAGGCGCTGCCGGTTTGGAAACTACGCTGCTCAAGGCGAACAAGTTTGGACTCCAGACGTTTGCAGGCAAGCGCTTGGCGACGGCTGGTGCTAACTCCGTATCCGAACTCCTCGAAGAAGGCTTGACGCAATATTCACAAAACGTCGGCGCGCAGCCTGCTACTGGCGTGGACTTGCTAGAAGGTGTGCCAGAGGCAGCCGCTATTGGTTTCGTCGCAGGCGGCTCGATGGCTGGTGGTACACAGGTACTTGGCGCGCTAGGCAAAGGCGTAAAAAACTACGTCGCCCCAGAGTTCGACGCAGCACGCCTTGACCCTACGAAGTATGTGAAGCAGAACCAGTTGGACTACGACAGCTATCGGCAGGTGGTCGGGCGCGAGATGGACAACATCGCACGCACCGGACGCCGGGCGAAGTGGCACGAAACCGACATTGGCTCTGCGCAACAGATGGCGTATGACACGATAATCGACGACCCGTCCAAGTGGGAAGCCTTTACGCCAGACCAGCGCGCCCAGATGCAGGAATATCTGAAGCAGGCTTACAAAATCAACACCAACCCGTATGCCCAAGTGGAGCGCCAAACGCTGACGGACATCTGGGAGAATGGCGACACGCATGTGCTGAATGCTTGGCTGCAAAGCGAGGAAAAAGGCATCGGCGAGGACATCCGCAACGCCTTCCGGGTCAAGCATGGTGTCGAGTTAGAAAACGTGCCGGACGGCGTGCGTGCCTACTCCGAAGCGCTGGCTAATGCTATCGACTACCAGATTGCCGCCCCGGTGTTGCGTGATACGAACGAGCAATGGAAGGCGATGCGGGATTACATCAAGACCCAAGTCGAGACCAACCCGGCGCTCACCCGTGAGCAGCAGAAAGGCATCGACGCCATTCTCGCTAACTACCTCGATGCAGGTCGCCGTCGCTTGACCGATGAGCAAGTAGCGGCGGCAGCGCAAACCCAACCGACAGGACAACCCAATGAGCCAGCAAATACCGGCGCAGGACAAGGCGCGCCTACTGAAAATACTCAACCAGTCGCAGGAGAAAGCGGTGCAGCTCCGGCAGCAGGAGCAGGAAGCACAGGCGGAGAAACCCAAAGCGTGGGGCAGCCTGACGCGGCACCGGCAGGAGGAGCTAATCCTCAAAGCGCTGGAGTCGATAATGCACCACAAGGAAATCAGCCCGGCGGTGGGACAGACGCTTCCGCCCAAACTGTTCAGCCTGCTGGAGGAGCAGCGCAAGCACCTGCGTCTGGGGCGCAGCCGGGAGTTACAGCCTCGGCTGGAAATGCTGGTCAAACGCCTGCGGGACAAGGGGCTGCTGGACAAACCAGCACAACCGGACAACCCGCTCAACCGCTTAACCCCGGCACAGCGCCGCAGACAGGAAGCAGCGGAAGCGCTGGAGCTGCGCCGACAGAACGCAATCCAGATGGTAGAAGCAACCAAGCTGCTACCCAAGCGGTCGGTGTAACGGGTGCTTATAGCCCGCAGGCGGATTTGCGCGATGCTAGTCATGCGTGGGCGCAGTTATCCAAAGCACAAAAATCAGCGCTTGCCAAAATCGGCATCAGCACCCCGGCGCAGTTGCTGGATATTCTGAAAAACGCCGACACAGTAGCCGAAGCCGGGCAACGTCTGGCGCGGACTGGTCGCGTGCGCAGCATGACGATGAAGTCGGTGCAGGACGCGCTGAAAGCCGCCCGCGACTACATCACCTCACCGGAGTGGGTGTTTAACAAGCTGACCCAAGACCAGCTTGGGTTAAGCGCTAACGAGGATAGCATCCCTGCGGCAGTCGCAGCGCTTCAGGCAAGCGACGAAATTACCGCACGTAAAATTAGCCAGCTCGCCAAAGGCGCGGCGGAAATCTACGGGTTGGAGGACGCCTCTAAGGAAGACAAAACCGCCTACGCAGCCAAGCTGCTGCTTGACATCGCACAGCTCGCCAAGACCTCACCACAGCTATTAGATGTGGCGATGCGGCTCAAGCGCGCGCCGGAATCGTGGTTTCAGGACGACGTTGACAAGCTGCTGAAGAACGACATCTGGGCGACGCTCCAGTCTGCGCCGGGCATTTTCGAGCAAGCCGGGGTGGACTTCAGCCAGTCCCGCCCGAACGTCACCCAGTCACAGCAGAATCTCTGGTCGGCGCGTGCGGTATTGTTCACGCTGAAACAGAATATCAAGGCAGGCGACGCCAGAAGCAAAGCGGTTCAGGCAGGATTGGACAAAGCCGCCAAGCGCATCACCGATATGGGTGGCGAAAAAGGACGCCTCTCGCTGCTGTTCTCGATGCTGGAAGCCGACAGCCGGGGCGAAGACCTGACAGGTTTTCTGGAAAACTACTACATCGGCTCGCGCGCTTCGGCAGATGCTATCGCGGGCGTTATTCGCGCATATCAGGACGCGAAAGCCTACATGGCATCGCCTGACTTCCAGAACAGCCTGCGGGCGGATAACTGGCTGCGGCAGGCGGACAAATCGGTTTACGTGCAGGCTATCCGTGATTATGTGCGCAATAATTACGCAGCGTTCAACCAGATGCTGATTCAGGATGCCGAAGTGGCGTCTGGCAAGAGCGCCCGCACGCGCGTTGCTGGCACTAATTTTGAAACGCAGGCAGTAAACACCGACATTCTTGCCGACGTACTGGCTGATGTGGTGCATAACACCGCCCGCCTCGGACGGGAGTATGCGGGGGAGATTGCCCGCTCCTACGCCGGACGAGACGAAAACGGCAACCGGGTTATCAAGCCGTCTGCGGTCAAGCGTTTTCTGGAACAAGCAGATGCCATCGCAGCTAACCTTCGACAGCAGTATCTGGACGGTAAGCTGGCGCAACAACCCACCCAGCCTGAAGACGAGTCCGAGCAGTTGGCACAACAGGGCGACGACCTTTCCCGCATGATGGAGGAGTTCAACGCCGGGCAGCAACCGGATGCCGACGCGGTCATGGGCGACCTCGACGACGCCGTTCGCAGCATTCCGGCGCAGCCGCGCAATGGTGAGAAGCAGATTAAAAACGGTGGCTTCGACAGCCCTGAAGCGGCAGAAGACGCGCTTTCCCCGGAGTTGTTCCAGCACCCGGAAACGGTGGAAGAACTCGATGCGCTGTTGCAGTCCATCGCAGAAACAACCGGGCTAGACCCGCTGCTGGTCGGCGAGTATATTGCTCGTGAGTGGTTGAGCCAGTCGGAAGAAGACTACGCAGATGCGTCAACAGACGAACTGCCGGACATGGTGTACGACGCGGCTAACGATATTTGGATTTACGCTGGAGAACAGAATGCAACACAACAAATTGCAGATACAAAACGTCTCGAAGGACCTCGCTCGATTACTGCCGACGGACGGCGCATCACGCGACAATCTCAAGACCCTACTGGGTCACTGGCAAGAGCGTTACAGCCGAACCTCTCCGGCGGCGCATACGCACAGCTAGCCCATCCTAGCCAGCCTGCCCCGGCGCGACTTGTGATAGCACCTGTCGAGGAAATTGTCGCCGAGTTCGGCGGGCAGGAGTTCTCCCTCGCAGAGATTATCGAGAATACCGAAAACCAGCGGGGAGACCGTTCACCCACGCTCGGTGAACTTGCACCGGAAGATAACAACGCCCCGCGCCCGGTTATCGAGCTGACGGTAAATGGCGTGAAGCACCGGGGTAGGTTATTCCGCTGGCGTGACCGTAAGAACGGTCGTAACCGCCGCCACGTGGTGTTTGTCCACGACGGCGACGCTTTCGGTATGCGCGGCTGGGACGACAAATGGATAGACTTCGGTAATGCTGTTACCCGCAAGCGCGTGGACAGCATCAACCAGAACGACGGCATCCGCATCGAGGTGCTGGCAGACCAATCTGAAAATCAGGAGCAAACTAATGAGAAGACCGAGACACGTACTCAGCGAACTGGGCGAAGCGAGACCGAGGATGAAAACAATTCAGGAATCGTGGGGGACGTTCGAGATGCCGATGTCGCCGCGCGAGGAAGCGACAACACGGATGCGGGAGCTGATGAATCCGAGCAGGGCGAAGGTTCTGGGCAGTCCGATGAAAGTGAACGCGGAAGTGGAGCGGCTGAAGGACGACTAGAAACCCCTGCGCCCGTAGATGTTCCGCAGGGGCTAGACTACACCCCCGAGCAGGTGGCAGAAATTGACCCGGCGTCGCTTACGGCGGATGAGCGTGCAGCGCTTAACCGTCAAGGCGACACGAACGAGTTTGTCGCTAACGCCCTCTACGGTATCAAGGGCGCGCTGGAAGATTTCGGCGGGGTGGATTCTGCCGCCCTGCGCAGCGGGCTTGCCAAAATGGCGGCGCTGCTGGCAGACCCTGCTGCGCCAAGACGGGCTACGCAGACGACTGTCGCCGAGCAAGCCGCCGGACGCAAAGAGGTTGCCAACATTATCACCGACGAGGAGCGCGACATTCTCGACGTCTACCTCGACGACATCGGTAACACCGAGCAGAGCGCGGAGGAGTTTGCCGAGGAAGCCATCGCGGATAACCAGTTCGAGAGCAGCAGTCTGCCGAAGAAAGTCCGCGCTGTGCTAGAGCGCATCTGGAACGCGCTGCGCAACGGCATGGCGGCTGTCTCGATGGCGCTGGCGGTTCACCTCGGCTCAAGCATGGTTATCAGCCAGCCTGCCGAAGCCGCTAACCTCACCCCGCAGTCAGGCGAGGTGGTTATGAGCAGCGCTGCCAAAGCGTCGCTAGACCACATCATCGACACCGCTGACAACGGTGGACGACCGTTTGTGATTGCCGATAAAAAGGCGGGCAAGCTGTACCTGATGAACGCCGAGGGCAAGGTGGTAGATACCACCCCGGCGCTGTTTGGTAAGACGCCTTCCGATGCAGCGAAGACGGCAGGCGCGACGGGCGCTGGCAAGTACGACCTGACTTACAACCGCGACATCAGACTGCCATCTGGTTACGCGGGCAGCGTGCAGTCGTTCGACACCGGAGCAAATGGCGAGCAGTTTGCCATCCACCGCGTTATTGACGTCAAGGGTCAGAACCGCCAGAGCCGACTGGATAGCAAGACCGCCCGCGACAACCGCATCACGCTTGGCTGTATTAACGTTCCGGCGGAGTTCTATGACACCCACCTAGACAACGAGCTAGGTGCGGTGCTGTACGTGTTGCCGGAAACCGCCAACTGGGGTGGCGACCTGTATGGCAAGACACCCCGTCAGGCTGCACAGCCGACACCACAGGCGGTTAAAATCGCCACCGAGGGTACTTCCCTTACCCCAGAGCAGTTACTGGCTGCTACGCGCTCTCAAGCGGATAGTCTGATAGCGAACGTTCGCGGCAGCATGGACAACGCCAGCTACCAGCCTGTGCAGGTAACACCCGAACAGTTACAGGCGGCGACGGAAGCCGGGCGGAAGGTAACGACTCAACCTGTGCAGGCACAAGCGCCCATCCAGATTGCGGGCGTCCAGCCGTCCACGCAGACCGCCTACATCAGCCCGGTCATGGTAAACGGTGTCTCCGCAAACACCCTTGTCGTGCCGTTCGAGGCACACACCCCTGCCGAGATGCAAGCCAATGGCGTGTTCGACACGCAGCCTGTGGGTAACAAGACCGAAAGTGGGGATAGCCTGTACACCATCGCGTCGTGGTTGGCTGCCGCGTTCGCTGCGGGCAAGGTGAATAGCCGTCGCAAGAAGCGTCTGGAGAGCCGCAAGAAAGCCAACGAGGAACGGCTGGCGCGGATTGAAGCGAAGAACAATCCAGAGCTGAAGACTGAACCGGAGGACACATCCGTCGTCCCGGATGAAGCCGAGGTGGAAACCGCCGTCGCTGACAACCACGACGTGCAGGCAGCCTTAGCGAAACAAGCCAGTACGCACAACCCGCAGACGCCGCTGGCTCAGGCGGTTGCGCAGGCTGTCCGCCAGCAGAACGTGCTGGAGAATAAAGCCGAGTGGATTCACGCCTTCGCGATGCGGTATTCCAGCGATGAGGCGCAGTACCAGCAACTGTTCGCCATGATGAGCAATTTCGAGTACAACCTCGGCGGTGTGCTGACCGACCGTTCTTATACCCAGAGCGGGGACTTCCGTGACCGCAGGCGCTGGCGCGGCGACCAGACAGACGCTAGCCGTGTGGGGATGTTGCAGGCGTTCATGCGCTTCGCAGGAGGAGCGACGGTTGCGTTCGATAACCTGCTGCACCGTGTCGGGTCTGCTGCGTTCGGTCACGAAGCCGACAGCGCCATCGCCAGCAAGATGCTCTCGCAGGTACGCGCCAAGTCGTCCGGGGCTTATGCGCAGCTACACAAGACGCTCATCCACCCACTCGTCATGCAGACCGCCACACTTGCCAGCCAGATGCGTCGGGGTCACGGCGAGATTGAAACCGACACAGGCAGAACCGCCACGCTGAACCACATCCTCAACGAAGGCGCGGAGCAGATGTGGAAAGGTGCAGAGCTGGAAATCGCCAAAATGAAACTGGACTTGCAGGAGGTGGAAGCGCAAATCCGTTCTACCGCTGCCGGGTCGCAGATTCAGCAGACGTGGACGAGCAAGCAGTTGCAACTGCTGAAGGACATCGAAGCCGCCCAGACACTACTCGACCGCCAGCGCGATATGTACTACGGGCGCGAGGAGTGGGACGGCACGACTGACCTGCCGGGTGGTTACACCGAGGCGCAGGCTAAGACCGAGCTGCAAGCGCTCAAGGACAAATACGGTGAGGACTTCGCCAAGATTGAAGCGCACAGCAAGGAGCTGGTGCAGACCATTCAGGGCATCCGCAACTTCGCCGCCGCTGCCGGGGTAGTAACCAACGACCAGCTCGCGATGTACAACGAGATGGGCTTCAAGGAGTACGTGCCGCTGTACTCGCCGCAGGAAGATGTATCCAAGACTGACGAAAGCACCAGCATCATGCAGACCTCCCGCATGGACAGACTGCTGGAAGGCATCCCGCTGGCACAGGCGAAGTCGATGGGGCTGACTCGCGACCTCTCCCGCTTCAAGCGTAAGGGCGCGACCAGCCCGGCGGAAGATGCCTATACCAACATGAAGGTGTACGCGATGAACACCGCAGGTCGCGTGGGGCAGCAGGGCTGGTTGCAGGCGGTGCAGCAGCTCTACGAAGGCACAATCGGCAAGCCGTACTCCGTGGCAGGCAACCTCGACGAAGACACCCTGAAAGAGCTGAACAGCCAGCCGGAAGGCAAGCTGCCGGGGCTGATTCGTGTGCGCCCGGGTATGGAGGACTACCTGCCTGCCCACTTGCAGACCGCCATCGCAGCACCGGGTGGACGCATCCGAGCTATCCGCGCTAAGGGATACAACAGCGCAGGCGAACTGGTGGACTACCACTACTACTTCACCGACAAGGCAATCCAGCAAGAGGTTTACTACACCTCGGACACCAGCGAGAGCTTCATGATGCGTATCGGGCGCAACGCCGGGACGATTACCCGGTTCGCCGCACGGATGATGACGACCTTCCGCCCCGTCTGGAACGTGTACAACTGGGTGCGGGACAGCATCGAGCGGATAAGCATTATGATTGCCCGCCCGGTCAAGGACAAAAACGGCGACCTCATCAACCGCTGGACGCTTGCCAAGACCTACGCATCGCACCTCGCACGCCTCGCTTCTAGTCTGGAAGCGCAGAACGAAATCATGCGCTACCTCTCCACGGGTGAGCTGGTGACAGAACTTCAGCGCACGCTGGATGAAGCCGTAGGGGAAGGCGCGATAAACCTGATGACGACCCAGACGGACAAGCACTCCGTGATGAGCGACCTGCGCAAGTCCGACCTTGACCGCCTGCTGGATACCACCTCAAGGATGCTAGGCACGACGGCAAACAAACTGGGTGTCGGTCAGGGCAAGGCATGGCTTGGGGATATTGCCGAATACTACGTGCAGCGCATGACGGAAGTGCCGCAGGTAACGACGGCGCTGGCGTCTTATCTGGCGTACCGCGAGTTAGGCGTGAACAAGCACGAGCGCGCCAACCGGGTGCGCGATCAGTACGACCCTACCCGCACCCGCAGCGAGATTGTGCGCGGGCTATCTACCATGTACCCGTTCGTGCGCTCCACCTTCTCCGGTCACTACAACCTGATGCGGACGCTGAGTGAATACTGGAATCCCGGCGAGCGTGGGTTCACCACCCTGTACCTAGCGGGCGGCACGGCTGCCATGATGGCTATCCTTGCCCTCGCCGCAGGCGCTATCGGCGACGACGATGACGGCGTGCCGCTCGTTGCCCGTATGCCCATCGGTACGCTCATGAACGGCATCCCCATCCGCACGCCGGGTGGTGGTGTCTGGAGTGCGCCTGTGGGCTTCGGGATGCCCAAGCTGATGTGGGGGACGGCAGTCAACCTTTACCGCCTCGCCTACGGCGAACAGAGCGCTTCTGACATGAGCCGCTCCATGCTAGGACTGGTGATGGACAACACCTCACCCGTGCAGGTGGCGAGCGGTGCGGCATTCGACCGTGACGTGGGTGCAGGCGCGGCGCTTAGTTTCGCTCCGCTGCTGGCTGTGCCGTTTGTCGAGATGATGACAAACACGAAGGCATACACCGGGCAGAAAATCTACAACCGCGAAACGCCCAGAGGCGAACGCGATGCCGACCAGGGTGGGTTCAACATACCGGAAGCCTACAAGGACACCGCACAGGCGCTCACCGGCATGGGTATCGACGTGCGACCGGAAACGCTCAAGCACCTGCTGGAAACTTTCAGCTATGGTCCGCTCAAAGCGATACCTACCTCCCTGCTGGCGGACAAGTCCGAGAAGTACCTCGGCAACCGCGAGACGAAAGGGGAAGCCGCGGGCGCGCTTGTTACCGCTATCGGGATGGACATGGCGTGGTCGCCGCACGCGCTGGATGACGAAGCGCGGGTGTACCAGATGCTCGACGATATTTACCCCATCTTGGGAAGATACGGCATCACTGAAATCTCGCACGACAAGAGCGAATACAAGCGCTTCGGTATCGAGGGTCGGGAGAACCGCAAGGCACGTCTGCTGTACGCCAAGATGGTTGCCGCTGGCGCGCCGGAGTGGGAAGCGTCCTTTGTCCGCGACGCGGTTATCCACAAGACCTCACGCCAGAAAGCCATCAAGGAGTTCCAAGCAGGGTCGGAAGCCTACCTGAAAGCGAAGGCTAACGGGGAGGAAAACGAACAACTGCGTGCAGCCCTTGAAAACCAATGGGATGCCATCGAAAATAGCGACCAGAATTTCCTACGCCAATACAACGAAGACGCTTATGAGATGCAAGACGACTACTAGAATGAGCCGCTGCCGCCGCCCGCTCATCGAAATCTGCCCGGCGACCAGCCAGATAAAGCTAGACCTCGCGTCCTGCGGCGTCTGTACGGCTGTCCCTGCGCTTCTTCTGCGCCGGGGAGGGTGTGTGGAGCGGGAGCTGGTTTGCGAGCCTGTAAAACCCGCTGAGTGCGGTTGCTGCCCGTCGCTTCCACCCCGCCCGCGATGGGTGGATAAACCGCAACCGTCGGTGATTTATCCGCTACACGACATCGACTGTGACGGGATGTACGTGTTCGTGCTGGACGACATGATGCAGGAGCTGGGGCTTGGGCGGCTGGAAGCGGTCGTGCTGGTCGAAGACGACGGCACGTACCCCGCCGAGCGCCACCACACGAGCGAGAAGAACTACGCCGAGACGGCTATCCGCTTCGATGTGGACTACCTGCCCTACCAGATGCCGCTACGAGGCATCGCTACATCCAACCTTGCCGCCACGAGGGGGTGCTGATGTATATTCCGCTTTTTGGTTTCCAGACGCATCTGCGCGAAGGACTACCCATCGACGGTCGCCACCTGCCGATACCGGAGACGGCGTACCAGCACCTGCTCTCGCGGCTAGACGACGGCGACTGGTCGTATCTGGAGCTGCGCGAGGGGCGTGTCAGCGAGATTGTGCGCGTGCGCAACGTGTGCGGTAAACTGGTTATCGACCGGGGTATGGAGTGTACCGCCCCGCGCTGCCAGCGCTGTGGCATCGGCGTGTTTTTCGTGATGACTGCACAGGGTGTCCGCGATGCCGTCTGCCAGATGACCGACAAAGATTGTGAAAAAGGAGACTGCCCGTGAGATACGTCCAATTCGCCGGGTTTAACTCGAATACCACCGACAAGCTGCTCGATACCGACCTCGACTTGCCTGTGTACGAGCAGCACCTCGCCCTGCTGCGCAAGCGCCTCTCTGCCGACGGCGACTACACCTACCTCGTGCTGTTTGATGGCACGCAGACGGAAGTAGTGCAGCTAACCAACCACGGCGGGCATCTCAAGCTGACCCGCGCGCTGGAAGATACCCCCGCGCAATCATTCCCTACCGGAACGTGCGTGCGGTGGGAGCTTACCCCGGCAGCGGTACGCGATATTGTCTGCCAGATGGAGTGTTGCCCATGAGTGCTGTATTAGTAAAATTCGTCAGTTGTGTACTGCTTCTGGTGTTCGGCATCATGTTCGGGTTCGACCTCGTGCCGCCGTATTACCGTGTCGGCACGGCTGATGCTAATTCGTGGGCGACCGCCCTGATGACACTATCCCTTGCGCAGTCAGCGATGACGCTACTTGCCATGAATAACTGCATCCGCTGCCGGGTGTGGAGCGATTTTCTCCTACAAATTACCGGGCTGGTGTTTATAATCCTCGGCGGCGCGTTTGTAACCAAATACCCCCCGTTCACGTGGGCGATGTGGTTATTCCCCCTGTTGGGGTTACTGTGCCTGACGACCGGGCGGGAGTTCAGCAGATACTCCAGAAACAAATTGCAACCGCCCTCCATCCGGTCTGGAGGTGCTGACCGGATGGAACTGCATGACCGAACTTAATGGAATCCACACGAACTTAGCGGCAGGCGTCGGTTTCGCTTTCTTCGCGGTGCTGGTCGGCACGCGCTGGAGTGAAATTGGTCTGCGGGACTATATAATCATCATGGTGCTGGCGCTTCTTTCCACGGCTTTTGCCATTGAGCGCTGGTTTTCTGACGGCACAGTCGTTACCTGTTCCCTCATTGGGTTCGGTATCGGCTATCTGGCAGACGACGTGTATATCAACATCAACGCGACGCTGCCGGATGTGATTAAAGGTATTATCGGGGACGGCACGGAATGGCTACACAACAAAGTGCGGCAGGTGTTGGGACTAGCTCCGAAAGACGACGATGAGGAGGACGAATGAACTACAAACCCTATATTTACGCCGCAGCCTGCCTGTTCATGCTTTGGTGCGGCTATGATGCTGGCAAAGCCGTGGGTCGGCAGGATATGCAGAAAGAAGTCCACGCGGCAAAGCTGGAAGTGGACAACATGAAGCGCCGGGCGCAGGAAGCAGCCAACGCTCACGCGAAGCAGATGAGTGAGGCGAGTAAACTATACCAGCGAGAGAAAGCCGAGCTGGAAGCAAAACAGAAAGAACACGTGCGCGTGGTGCAGAAGATTGTTGAGAAACCGGTGTACCACACCGACTGCATCGACCAAGCTGGCTTGCAGGAAATCAACAAGGTGATTGGTAAAGATATACAGTAACATGATCCAACCTAATATGCGTTGTTTTTACTATAGTTTTTCTAAAAAATCCCCCGATTTTGACGGTTTCTGATCCGATACACATTTAACTACTTGATTTTTATAAGGAAAACACAAAATGAACGAACTCGACTGGATTGCCGAAGGGCGCAAACTCATCGGCGTGGAAGAAAACGCCAACACCTCTAAGGTCGTCGCCATGTGGCGCGACGGCTTCGAGGTGTCGGGACAAGCTGGACGGATGAAAGAATCTGTGTGGAATACTGGCAGCACGCCGTGGTGCGGAGGCTTCGTCGCCGCCTGCCTCGCCCGTGCAGGTCTGGGCAAGCACGTGCCGAAAGATTTTCCACTCGCGCGTGCATGGGCGAAAGTAGGCGCGCCGCTTTCCAAGCCCGCGTATGGCTGCGTAGTCGTCTTTACGCGCGACGGCGGGGGTCACGTTGGCTTTGTCGTCGGCAAGGACGCTAAGGGAAATCTGATGGTGCTAGGTGGTAATCAGGGCAATACGGTCTGTATCAAGCCGTTCAGCAAAGCGCGCGTGCTGGCGTATCGCTGGTGCGGTAAGGGTAGTGCTCCGCTTGCCGAACGGTTTGACCTGCCGCTACTTAGTTCAGACGGACGAGTAAGCACGAACGAGGCGTAGCCCATGTACAAGTTTATCGCTTGCATTTTCCTGACCGCCTGCACCCGCGTTACTGTCCCGTATCTCGCGCACGAGCCGCCTGCTGACCTCACGCAGCCCTGCCCTGCGCTGCAACCGCTGGCGGGAATGACGGGTAAGGACATGACGCTGTGGATAATCACCGCAGCCAACCAGTATCACGACTGCGCTGCCCGCCACGCCGGGCTGGTGCAGGCGACCCGCATCGAAGGGTCTGTCACGCGGTATGAGTGGCGCTGACCCATTTGTGTCCCACAACCAACAAAAAATGAGCCACAAACGAATTTGTGGCTCATTTAGTCTGCACAAGTGCGGTTAGAGGATGGAGACGTTCAGATTCTCTGACGCCTTGAAATGAATGTAAGTCTTTGCAGGGATGGTAATCGGCTCACCGTTCTGCGGGTTTTTGCCCTTGCGCTCGGCACGGGTTTTCTTCTGGAATGAACCCACATCGCGGATTTCCACACGACCGCCTGCACGTAGGGTTTCTACGACGTGCGACCACATGGCGTCCAGAGCCTTGCGTGCGCTGTCTTGGGTGATGCCTGCGTCTTTAGCGACGGCTGCAATCAGTTTTACTTTGCTAAGATTACTCATGAGTTTTCCTCGGTTAAGTTTTCATAACCCTCGAGTGATATATCGAGGGGGATTTTTACGCAAATACATTCAGTCTTACCTGCGCCTCTGGAGACGGTAAAGCCTCCCAAGTCGATTTTCTGGGGTTTCAGCACCTTGCCATAGAGCGCTTCGAGGTTGCGAATAAACTCCGGTGCGCCGATGTTCTGACGCTTGCACCACTGCTTGATAGCTGGCATCGAAATGAACGCGCGTTCTTCCTTCATCTCGTAGCGTATCTGGATACCACGACCCGGCACCGTTTGTTTCTTGACGTAGTTCACGTCGTTCATCACGCCTTTGCCGGGCTGGTCGGGCATATCTGACGGGCGGACATGGGCGGCGACCACAATCCGCGCGCCCTCATGCTCGTTCATGAATTGAGCAATCATTCCTTCCGGCGACATCAGGCTCTGTCCGATAGTCTGCTTGCCTTCAGCGATAAGCGCCAGCAGGTAGTCCAGCAGGTTGTCGAGGTCGTAGTTAATCAGCCCCAAGTCATGGGCGATGCGCATCCCGACCATCATGCGAGTAGTCATGTACGACCAGAAGCGGTAGTTGCTGCCGATGCCTGCACGTTTGCGGATGAGCTTCTCCATCTCGTACAGCTCGTCTTCGATTTCTTCCTTGTGGGTCGTCACGTAGCGGATATACACATCGCCCGCCACGCCGTAGTTCTGCGGCAGCTTGCGGATAAGGCGTTCGTTTTCCTCAAACTCCTCCGGGGAGTAAACCTCTCCTAGCGGCTTGACCTTTATCTCCAGCACCCGGCTCATCTGGGCGGAAGCATCATGGCTGTGGTTGGCAAGCGAAGCGATGATACTGCTATTCGCGCTCATCACAGGCAGGCACGACCAGAATGTAGTGTTGAGTTGCAGGTTCTCGCCGCCTGACTGCATCCGGTCTTTGCCGCGACCTTGTGTAAGCTGGTAGGCAATATCGGAAGCATCCTTCGGAGAAATATCGGTCATCTCGTCAAAGCCCGCGGCGATGTTGTTCATGATACCGAGCTTGGCGAACCGGGCGATGTAGGTGTCTTCCTTGTTTATCATCAGCCCGGTACGCGGTGACGGGTCGCCGTAAACGGAAATGCCAAGTGAGAGCGCGGCTGACTTGCCCGCGCCTTTCTCACCTGTGAGGAACAGAAGCGCGGCACTCTCCAGCGCGCCGATGGGCATCAACGGAGAAGCGAAAGCCGCAGCGAGTGTCGTCTGCGCCCACTCCATGCCCTTGCGGTTGTAGGTTTCCGCAATCGCTTTCCATGTGTCGAGCGAGCCGCGCGGACGGGTCAGCCCGCTGTAAATCGCGGCTTTTCCCTTCGGCGCGATTTCGATGACGCTGCCGTCTGCCTTGTACAGTTTGTCGCCCAGCAGGAAGCTCTGCTGGTCTTTATCCCATCCGAGCTGGTCTGTGACCGTGGTTTCGGCAAGGGTAGATTCGGTTTGCTTGAGAAGTTCGATTAGCATCTGTCCCATCAACTTTCTGTCTTTGTCGTGCAGCAGAAAACCGACAGAGCCGAGGTAAGCGTTTAGCCCCTGCCCCATCAGGGTCTCGCCCGGTATCTGCACATCATCATACCCTTTCAGGTGGTGTTTGCGGAAGACGTAGCTCATCTGAACTTCGCCTGTTGCGGTGCGGGCTTTAATCCGCTGCACCGGATAAACGGGGTATGGGTAAATATTGCGCCAGTACCAGTCGCCTTCGGCGTCCTTGCAGCGCACGAAACATCCGCCTTCGTTTACCCTAACTGTCTGATATTCGTATTTGGGCAGGGTGGATTCAGGTTCGGCGGCTGGTGATAGGTCTTCCCCCTCCGCTGCCCATCCAGACGGCACAGGAAGCGTTATCGCAGGTCGAGGCGGCAAGTTAGTAGTCTGACTAGGAGCGCAGTCCTTTGGAGCGTCAGGCGTCGCCTCCTGCATGAGAAGAGGAGCATTCGGCACGCTGATGGGCGATTTGACGATGCCTGCAAACGGGCAACCTTCACACGCCTCCGGGCGGTACTCAGCGAAGGTGCTACAGTGCATTGGCTTGATGTCGTTGGCTTCGAGCCATGCGAACTTCTCGTCGATGTTGTATTCGCTGTGCCACTTGGGGTCAGTAGAGAGACGCTCCGCCATCTCGCGCCCGTCGGTGCAGAAACGCAGCACGGATAGCGCCGCACGCCACGTCGGCTCTTTGCCGTCGTTCATGGTGCGGATTTGCTTGCATCCTGCAACGATGTCTGCGGCGTTGCGCTCTGGGAAGTCTGCTTTGGGTATCTGGAAAAAGCGCATGAGCGCGATGTCGGCTGCTGCCTTCACGTAGTCCGGTACGTTTACCTGCGGCAGCGTAGGTACATGACTGGTCGCCTTCGGTACGTAAGCGTCGAGTTTTTCTTTGTAGAAGGCGTAGGGCATGGTCGCGCCCACGACGCGGATTTCCACCAGCGCCGCACCCGTCATACCACCTTTCATATTCCACGTGCCGGGCAGTCGCAGGACGCTGGCAATATCACGTGTACGCATCGGGTCGGCGTGCAGACCCAGAGCTTCGCAGGCGGCGCGCAGGCGGTCGGCAAGGTACTGCCATTCGTCGGGTGTTATTTCCGCCTCTAGCGCCCAGTAAACGTGCAATCCTGCTGCGCCAGACGCGACCACCCACGGGCAGGGCATACCGCTGGCGACACAGAAATCGCGCAGGGCAGTCAGCGCTTCGGCGCGGGTTTTGTAATCCTTTTTCTCGCCCACGTCGAGGTCGAGCCATAGCGCTTTGACCGCACGGGCGTTGTTGCGCATGCGAAGCTGGTTTTTCTCGCCCTTGTGGGTCTGCACGGTATGCCAGCCTTGCTTGTACGCAGCCAGCGCGAACCACACATCGCGCGGCAGTTGGTAAAAATAGCCTGCGGTCTGGACAAGTTCGTCTTGGCGCTCCAGCACTTTCTGCCGCATCTTGCCGTCTTTCAGCCCGCCGTCATCCGAGTGGGCATACACATACACCCCGGAGGCGGGCAGGACGGCACGGAGAAAGTCTGTGAGGGAAGCGGTCATGGGTTAGCCTCTATCGCGGGTCAGGTGTGAGCTGATAATTTCCATCGCTGTCGCAGAGCGCTGGTTGTAACTGATTTCTTCCGGTATGGGGAGTTGTCCATCCTTGACAAGCCGGGTAAGCACGCCGGTGATAACCACCAGCCTTTGCGCGATGGACGGCGTGCTGATGCTGCGCTCCTTGCGCAGATATTTATCGAGGGTGATGTAGGGGATACCGGCAAGCGTGGCGACTACCGGGCGCTTGACGTCGCTATCGCGCATGGCGACTAGCAGGTCGTCGATTACTGTTTGATAGCGTTTCTTTTTCATGATTCGGTATGCGGCACGTCCTTGTGCCTGTTTGGTTTAGAGCGCTGCCATGCCCGCAGGTGCGGTCTGTTCGTTTTGCGGCTGCATTTGTGCCTGTTGCTGCCACGCAGGCGGCTGTTGTTGACCTTGAGGCTGCGCCTGCGCCTGCGCCTGCGCCTGCGGCTGTTGTTGACCTTGAGGTTGCATTTGAGGTTGCATTTGAGGTTGCATTTGAGGAGGCTGCACCTGACCTTGTGGCGGAACTTGCATTTGCGGTTGCTGCGGCGGGGCTGCATTAACCGTGGCGTTTTCCGTCGTGTTGTCGAAATGGATGTCCAGCAGGCGGTCAGTCGTACCGTTAGTCATCGCCTCAACCATCTCCTGAATGGCAGGTTCAGACGCGAAGCGAACTTCGTTGCTGCGGTTGCGCAGGTCATACAGGCTGAAGGCAACGACGGGTACAGACTGGCTGCCATCGAACGAAAGCTGCACGGTGAAGGTAAACGGCATGATGCCGTGCGAGGCTTGGAAGTCGCCCATCGTTTTCAACAGCGTAGCGAAACTGCATGTGCCGACGTTCGCGTTGCCAGACTGTCGCACGGACTTGTAGCCGAAGTCCACCACATACAGCTCATGCTGCGGGTCATTTGCCAGCATGACGATAGCGCGCTGGCGGTAGTTACGCTGCACGAAACCGGCTGGCAGCGGGCTGTCGAATTTCTCGTCCGGGAGCGGATAGCGGGAAAGCGTCTTGGGCGCAACGCCTGTCTTCTCGCTCTCGTCGTAGGTACGGTCATAGAAGACGTAATGGAACTGCGGATTGACCGCGACGATATGCACGTCCAGCGTCAGGTCAGAAAGCTGCACCGGCTCTGCACCGCCTTTGGAGATGTTGAAGCGGTTGCCCTTAAAGGTGATGCGGTTCGGCGCGTTGGTCGCGAGAGCGGCTGCCTGCTGCCATTGCGCGGCGATTTTCGCTGCGAAGTCAGCATTCATCTGCGGGACTGGCACATGGGCGTTGCCAAAGGTAATGACTTGGTTTGTCATGAGGATTACTCCGGGTTGGTTTAGAAAAAGGTTAAGCGGATTTGCGTGGGGCGGAAAGTTTGGTTTCCACGTAGTGTCCGAACGGGCTGGCGGCTAGCAGGTGAAGCTCTGGTTGTCCGGCAAGCGCGCGGTGAACATTCAGCTCCTGCACACGGGTCGCGAACGCCTGCTGCTGGTTGAGAATCTGGTCGTAGGTGGTAACGCCATCGTCCAGTTGCTGCTGCTGCTTATTCAGCTCGTCTGCGCTGATAAGGGCGGCGTTTAGCAACACCTTCCAGTTATGCTCGCAAGCAAGGCGCTCAACCGCCAGCACGCTGTCCGGTACAAGGCGCGCCTGCTGCGCGTACAACACGTGCTGCGTGGTGATGATGCCATCGGCAAGCAGTCTGTCCAGCCAAGCCCCGGCTGCCTCGCGTCCGCCCGCTTCTTCGGTCGGGAAGCTGCACTTGACGCTCTGGCGGCGAGCGAATGTGCCGACACCATCGAAGGCGAAGTGTTTTGCGCCTTCCGCGTCCATCCGACTGAGCAGATGCTCCTCGGCAGTTGCCTTAGCGGTTTTCAGCATCTTCTCCCAGTCCGATAGCTTGCCAAGCTGTTCGTTGATACGTACAATGAACTCCGCGCACGCTTTGTCGGACGAGTAAATTTCCTGTGGTATTTCTATTTGTTTCGGCATAAATGCCTCCTGTTTGATTGAATGGTTAGTCGAAATGTGCGTATAAGTTTACCCCTTGATAGCCTAGCTGTCAAGGGGTTCTTATTTGAAATTTAGTGTTCAAAGCCGGAAATGTTTTTCGTAAATAAATTAACAATGTTCCGCTCAATGTTCACCCCGCGCTCCAGCGCCGAGAACGCCAGCTTGTCCTGCGCGCCTGCCGAGAGATGCACCACGAACGTCTCCTTCGCCGTCTGCCGCGCCGACGACAAGCGCTCAAACATCTGCTGATACATGAACGCCCCGGTCAGCGGTACGCCGTAGCAGATGATGTAATCCGCACTCGCCAGCTCCACCCCGAACGCCGTCGTGCGCGGGTGACACACGAGGACGTGCGGTTCTCGCTCGTCGAGAAAATCGCGCAGAATTTTAGAGCGCGCCAGTCCGGTCACGCTGCCGTCAATCTTCTCACAGCTAAACCCTTCGCTGCGGATGAACTCCACCAGCATATCGTTTACCGCCGTGAAGCTGGAAAACACTACCTTCTTGCGTGGTGTCGCGCGGAGCAGCTCTGCCAGACGGGTCAGCTTGGGCGTGGCGTCCACCCGGACAATGCTGGCTTCGCCTTCCTTTTTCGCCCGCACCGCGCCACCAGACACCTGCAACAATTTTTGCGCCAGCGTAGATGCCGTCGTCGCTTCAACGGTGTTGGTGTCAATCATGTACTGCAACTGCTCCACCAGCTCCTTGCTCATCGCCCGCTGTTGCGGCGAGAGCGGTACGTCTTCCCGTAGCACCTGTGGCACAGGGATTTTCATGAGCTGTTCTTTGTCGAAGCGGATGCAGGGCGACATGGCGGCTTTAACGAGCGCTTCGTGTCCGTGCTTGGGAATCCACTTGAACTGCGTAATCTTCTGCATCGTCATGTATTTCCAGCGGATGTACTGGTCTGGCACTTGCGTCGGGTTGATGAGCTTAACTTGCAGATAGATTTTATCCGGTGCGCCCGGTGTTCCGGTCAGCCCCCATCGGTAAGGGCATTTGCTGGCGACCTTGTGCGCTGCCTGCCAGCGCTGCGTCGGTTTGCCGTTGCTGCCGCCATATTCGGTCAGCTCGTCGAACACGCAGATGCCGATGCGTCCGGCTTCTACCTTTTGTCGCAGCTTGTCCGACACCTTGCCCCGCTCTGCGCGCGACAACCCGTCCGGGTTGATGAGGTAAATATCCGCAGGCTTGTCCACTTCCCCCATGCGGTCGTTGTGGATGAGCTGGACGCGCTTCTGCGGAAACCACTCCTCGCAGGTTTTCTCCCACTCGCCGCCTGCTGCGACGGTTAGCGGGGCGACAATAAGCGCTGCCTGCACGCCCATGTAGCGCTGGAGGTAGTCGATAGCCAGCAGCGTAGAGAGCGTCTTACCTGTGCGCGGCGTGCTGGTGACGAAAGCGTAGGGGTTGCTGGCGAGGAAGGCGGCAGTCTCCATCTGCCACCACCACGGCGTATGCCCGTGTTTGGACGTGGGCGGGTCGTAGTAGGTGCTGAACGGGTCGCAGCCCTCGGTGTCGATGCCCATGTTGGATAGCATCTTCAGCACGTCGTTGTGGTGCGGCAGGGCGATGACGTCGCCGTCTGGCAGGTGTAGTGTCGGGAAAATAAATAGCTGGTTTAGCAGCCTGACGTGTTCGGGGTCGTGCGGCATCGGCACGACGATTTTCTTGAGGTTAGGAAGAACGACCGCCATCACCACACCGCCAGTTTGTCCACGTATTCCTGCTTGTGGGCTGGAAGCGCCGGAGCGTTCTTCTTAAGCCATTCAACCAGCACCCCTAGGTTCTCACTATGGATGCACAGCCACTCGCCCCCTGCGGCTTCTATGGCGGCTTTCTGGCGCTGCTGCATGACCTCGTTTGGCTTGGCTTTTAGTTCTGGGCGTGTGTGGTGGTTGTTGCGGTCTTTCTTGACCTCGACGCCGAGGAAGCGCCCGTTGGTTACGATGATGCGGTCAGGGTGTCCTGATGCGCCGTAGCCGAAGGTCATCGGGCAGAAAGTGTAGATATGACTGAAGGCGATGTAAGGGTCGAGGATCTGCTTGATGCGTTCCTTGACTGCCTTCTCGGTAAGTTTTGCGGACATGGGTAAGCCTCCTGATGCAAGGATGTGAAAAAGAAAAAAAGGAAGCGGTTAGCTTCCCCTGTTATCGCTTTCCCACCTGAGAGGTCTACCCCCACGGAGAGTTACTAACCGCTTGGTGGACACCCCCGGCAAGCTGACGGCGCAGTGCTCGAGGTAAAAAGCACTGCCGAGGGCATCCACCAAGCGTTCAGGATGAACGTTTGGACTTCAAATTTCGTGAGCGGTTGGCGTGGGTGGAAGTGATGCGGCGATTGCTCTTGGCATTGCTCCCGCCCTTCGACAACGGCTTGATGTGGTCTATGTCTTTGCCTTCCAGCGCCGCCTTACCGTGCTGTGCGATAGCCTGCCGACGTGCGGTATTGCGCATCGCCCGCAGTTTCTTCTGCTCCGGCTTGGCGTGGAATTGCTCATACTCCCGTTTGTAGTCACGTTTACGTGCTGTCATGTTGGTGTCCTGTACGAAAAAAAACACGACCAGAATACCAGAGAAAACCACAAACCAGTATTCCGGTCGCCAACAATCCCAAGGAGTCTTACGCCTGTGGAAACGGGTAGTCCACAGGAAGGACGGCACGGACGGCAGCCTTTCGAGGCTGGGAAGCTCCGGTAAACCCGTGCCGTGCTTCCTGTGTACCAGTTCCAGCGGGTGCTTTCTTGAGAGTGCCTGTCACGAGGAAAAATCTCCACCCGCCGGATGTGTTGTATATTACTGGGAAGCCCTGATGCTGTCAAGCCTTCCTGCCGTTAAACTCGCACGAAATGACGAAACACGCTCGACTACGCCGTAGTCTCGCGTGCGTCGTTTTTACGTCCATTGAATTCGCACGAAATAACGTCGCACCAGTTCTTGCACAACCCAGACGGCTTCGGCGGGAACTGGTTGTGCAGGTGGGCGTCAGACAGCAGTCCCATATTGACCTTCATCTGGGTCAGGTGATTACCCGGATGGTACTCCTGCCTGTCGCTTTCGCCGGAAAACAGGTAAACGAAAATCGTCAGAATCTTCTCCACCTGCGGGTAGTGCGCAGCAACGCAGTGCTTGATGAAGTCGTGCTGCATCGTGGCATCGCGCTTCTTGCCCGTCTTCCAGTCCACACAGATGATGGTTTTCTGGTCGCGACTGATAAGCATCGCATCCACGATGCAGCGCTGGTAAGCGGTTTTAGCACCCCAGTCCACAGGCGCACCGTTAAAGTCCACCGCGAGTTTTACCTCCGCGCCGAGGAAGATGTTGCGCATCCGCGCCAGCGTCCCCGCCACCGGAAGCAGGATAGACGGCAGGGGCTTCCCGTGCTTGAGGTAGTTTTCAATCGCCGCGTGCAGCAGCGTACCAAAGCGCGTGTGGTCGGTATCCTGAAACTTTACCTCACGGGTGATGTACTTCGCCTCGTACTGGCGCGGGCAGGTGAGAAACGTCTGAAGCGACGTCGGTGACTGCGGCATCATTTCTGGTTCGCCCCACAGTCGATGTACAGCCATACAATGCTGCTTGTCATGGTTTACTCCTTCTAGGCAAATTTAACTTCACGCAGGCTATCGCGCCATACCTTTTCGGCAGTCGACACGCTACGCCAACCTACACTACCCAGTTCGCCTACGTTAAACATTGCCCACGCGCCCGTCTCATTACCATGCGCAATCGCTTCCGGTTTTTCATCGTATGCCCACACTCTGCCGTTACTATCCATAGCGATAAACTTCGCCCATTCTGGAAGGACAAGTTCAGCACCGTAGTAATCCCGCACAAGACGACTGCCGTCTTCGAGTCGCTCGCACTTCTCTGCCTCGACATAACGCATCGCCACTTGGCACATCTTTACACCCAACGCTGAAAGGAAGTTATTATCTGCTACACCCATTACACCAGAATGTTTATAAAAAGCATTCCATTGTTGATTTAATGCAACAGGTGTATATGGCTTGCCCAATATGGACGGCAAGGAGTTCACGATGTTGCATAAGGCTGTCTCCCTTGAGATTACATCCGCGTTCGCCAGCGCATACTCAATGGCTATTTTGGTTTTGAGGTCAAGCATCCAGTCCTGCCCGTCGTCTTTGCAGCAGGTCAAGGTATCCTTCCAGCTTTCGTCGTCATTAAACCGGACTACCGCGTCCAAGCGGGTAAGCGCGGCTCCATGCCATATCTTTCTGTCGTCCAAACAGTATGGTTTGCCAAGGAACGCAAAAATCTCACCGTCGGCGTTGGCAGCGATATGTGACGCATGGCATTTAACCTGCAAGATGTGTCCATAAAACAGGACGTTTTTGAATTCTTCATTGATTTTCATAGTGTACCTCGATTAGTTTGTGATTAAGAGTCGCTTACGGCGGCGGTCTGAATCAGCCTCTCCGCAAACACATAAACATACGGATTCAAGTCTTGTGTGCCATCGGGTTGTGCCTTGAGCTTAAAACCACATTCAAGCGCGATTTGTCTTACTGAACTTTTTTTAAGTTTCATAATTAGTCTCCACTACTAGAGTCGCTCGAATCGTCTGAACTGCTACTATATGAGCTGCGCGATGAATGGCTTGATGAACTGTTGTCGTCAGACAAAACCGCAGATGCCAAAGCCCGCTCCATCGGGTCGCTACTTGTCAGGCTGCGTACCGGATTGCGAACTACTTTTGTTAATTTACTCATGCTTGTACTCCAGTTAGTGCCTTCCAGCTCACAGGGAACAGGTCAGCGATAATTTCACCCACCTCATGAGCGAGGTCTTGAATTTCTTTCTGCGCGTGGGCGTCGCTGCGCAGGCGGTAGAATCGGGCAAACGCCAGCAGGCTGCCTGTCCACACCCACTCGGTCATCATGCCCTGCGGCAGCAGGAAACGCGCCTGCTCCGGGGCGACACCCATATCGAGGAAGTTGTGATACATAACCTGCGCCCCCTGCATGAAGGCGACGTAGGTTTCCCGCAGCTTCTCCTGCTTCTCATCGTCTAGCAGCTCACCGCTGCCCTGCTTGACGTTCTCTGCCTTAGCGCGGAACTCTGGCACGAAAAATCCCGGCGTGGATGACACGTATCTGCGCGAGATTTCCGACTCAACGAAGCCGATTTTATGTTTGAAAGCCTGCGCACGGACGGCTACGGGCGCACGAACGCGCAGGGTGATGGCGGTATGGGCAAAGGGTATCTCATGCCCGTGCCGCGCCAGATAGGCGATGAGCCGGGCGTTTTCCTCATCGGTGTAAAGCTCCGGGGATTTGTCAAACGAAACCCGTGCAGCACGGACGACGCTGTCGTCGTTGCCCATGTGGTCGATATATTCCACGCTCATACAAATGCCTCCAGCGACGGCGCGCGATAGTTTTTGCCCTTTTTGATTTTGCCGTGGTCGTCAAACACCGGCTGTCCATCCTCAAACTTGCTCCAGTTGGAAGCGTTTACCACCTCAAGCGCCGCGTGCAGGTCATAGCCCATCATGTAGGCAAGCCCGACGCAGGTCACGATGAGGTCGCACAGGGCGTCCAGCGTCAGCACGGGCGCGGGGGTGAGCTTGGTCACGTCCTGCTTTAGTTTGTCGGCGAGGAAGCTAATGGGCGGGTATTCTACACCTAGCGCTTCTGCCAGCTCGGCGGCTTCCTCGAACAGACAACCTGCCTGCACCGTCTGATTGCGCTGCGTTGGCGTCGGTACGGCGCGGGCGAACCACTCGGAAATGCCATCCAGCACGTCGTCTTCGAGCCACTCCGGGACGGCAAAGTATTTCGTATACTCCCGGCGCAGCATCGTGTCCTGCGCGTAGAAGCGGGCGTCCTGTGGCGTGCCGAATCCTTTTTGGATTTCCGGGCGGGCAGACCCGCCGGAACACGTCGCCATGTAAGTACCGTCGACGTCCTGCACGACCGCCAGTTGCAGACCCATAACACTTGCACTCCAGACGCCGCAGTCGAACGTCCAGTCTAAGGGTTTCAAATTCATCTCTTTTCTCCGTTTACATCGTCAAGGGCTTGCTGATAGCCTGCCCGAAATGCCATCCACGCCAAGTTCACCCGATAGTCCCGGAACGTCACGCTTTTACTGGTGGCGTTGAGGTCGTAGTTAAACCTGAACCGGTAGGCGTTTTTGTACGCACTCACCTGTCGCTGCCATGCGAGGAAGCGGTTGGCGTAGTGCAGATTGTTGATGCTTGTTCTCACAGATATTTCTCCGGGTGTATCGTGGTTAGCTTGCCGTAATTTCTGCCGACGTCCACCTCGCAGTCGAGGACGCCCTGCGGAAACCACGGCGGGCTGGTTTTCATCGCCCGGCAATGGATAACCGCAGCGGCTGCCGCATCCTGTTCTAGCACGACCGATACCCACTCGTCATGCACGTTCAGGTTTATCGGCACGCCTGCTTTGGCGATTTCCAGCGCTTGCCACTTGAGAATGTCAAATGACTGTTTCTGCACAAGATTTTCCGATAGGGCGCTACCCCAGATGCGCTTGCTCACCATACCCCTGCCTTTCATCTGGTCGTACACGTAGTTGGTTTTACCTTCCTCATCGGCTTCTCGGCGCAGGTTCTGATACCAGATGCGTGTGCCGTTTGGGAACAGGATAGAGGGGATAACTACGCCGTGGAAGGTGCTTGTGCCGTCGGCAAAAAACATCCGGTCATCCGCGCCGCCGAACCACATCTGCTGCCCACCGTACATCACATCCAGCGCACGCTGGCAGGTCTTCCAGAACTGGACAATCTTGTGATTCTTGGTACGGAAAGCCGCGATGAGTTCGTCAGCCATATCCGCTGCCTCTTGGTTTTTCTCCAGTAGCATCCGGTACTTAAACGTAGCAGCCGACATACCGTAACCCGCCGCGAGGCAGACGAGCTTGCCCATCTGGCGCATGGCTTTACCTTCTTTGGACTTCTCCACCTTCGCCGCGTGCAGGATTTCATCGTAGGTCTTGTGGTAAATCGCTGCCGCCATATCCACGTAGGGGTCGAGGTCGTCTTGGAAGACTTTTACCAAGTCCTGCTGGTCGGACGCCACGGCGTTTACCCGCAGCTCAATCTGGCTACTGTCCGTCGGAAGCACAATATGCCCTTGCTTTGCCCGCATACTTTGGCGTAAGATTGGTTCTTTAGAACGCTTCGATAGGTTCTGCCAATTACAGGCTTCACCTCCACCAAAGCGCCCCGTATGGGCTGCGGCGTAGGAAAGGTAAATCGGCGCAAGCCCCCGACTCGCCATATCCAGAAACGTCTGCGTGCGGGTCGCTTCCATACTGGACTGCGCGCCTAGTTTGGTTTCAACCAGCAACTGCACCGTTTCATCGTCATGCTCCTTGAGCGCCAGAAATTCTTGGTCTGTCTTGCTTACCGCCGGAATTAGCTGTTTCTTTTTCTCGCTCCACTTCATCGGGCATTCCACCCCCAGATTTTCCAGCAGCTTGATGAATTTCGCGCTGCTACGCAGGTTCTTGTGCAGGTCATCGAGGTCGGTAAAGCCTAGCACCGCCGCCAATTCGGACAACTTTTTCTGCCGCTCTGCTTCCAGCCGCACGGCGTAGTCTTGTAGCAGCGGCACGTCGAGGTCGAATGCGGGTTTTGTCCACATTTTGGTCGTCAGGTCACTCATCAGCAGCTCGCTCACCTGACACATGGGCAGCATATAGCTGTAAAGCGCGTAGCCCAAGTCGCTGTCGAGTATGCAGTAGTCGCCGTATGCTTGCCACTGCGCCTCAGTCATGTCGTCGGCGTGAACGCCTAGCATATCGTGGACAGTCCCGCGTTTCTGCTCCGCCACAAGCCCCTGCGCCTGCATCCAGCCGGACAATTTGGCGAGGCTCTTACCGCCTGCTACACGGTCTAGCGCAGACAACTTTGCCATGATAACGGTGTCCACGGTGAACAGCGGGTGGATGTTGTAGCGCAGTCCTAGTATGCCTTGGTCGAAGGTACAGTTGTGACTGATAAACGGTGAAGTTTCATAGGCTTGGACTAATTCTCTGATATAAGGTAACCCTTCTTCTCTCCGATAAAACTCGGTTGGATTGCCGCCGACCTTTATTGAAACTCCAATCATTTCAAACAGGTTGCAGCGGATATACTTCTCCGTGGTAATTTTTGAAAGGGAATACTCCTTGTCGTAGTAGGTTTCAAAGTCGATGACGATGGGCAATCCCCAGTTGATTTTGGATGGGTCGCGGTAAAGGTCAGTCGGGGTCATTTGTGTCTCCTCACGGTCTTCTCGCTAATAAATTTATTCCCCACGACAAATCTTCTGCCACGACTATCTCCATACCTAGCACCATACTAAGCTCTGCGTCGTCAGCGACGGGAGGGGCTATCTCCATGCACAGCGCTTGATAAGTAGCTACGTCCAGCACTATATGGGTAGGCTCTTTCCCGGTGCGGCGTATATAGTCATTGCGGGCAGAATCAAATCTTTTCAATAAACTTGGTAATTCGCCTTTTATAAGGTCTATAGGTTGGTTCATGGTTGTTCTCCGTTATTCATCTTCTATCGGGTAATGGCGAAGGGTGTCGATAACATCATTGTCAACACCCGGCTCAAACGTACCGATACGCACAGCATCTATTTCATAGCGCTGCGGTACTACCCATACCCCGCGCTGTTCTTCTGGCTCTATCGGGTAGCTGAACACGCTCCCGTCGTTATCGGTCGCCACCCACTCATGGTCTGCAGGGATGCTGATTTTTATACCGAAATAATCGACTACTCGCGTAGAGCAATGATTGAAGTGTCTGTGTTTCATTTTCTCTCCTTCGCCCCATGCAGCGGACAATCGCGAGTAATCCACCAGTAATTTTCCCCTGTCCCCTGCCCATGATTGTTATCAAGTACGGGGCAGATGCAGCCTTGTTCGATTGCTTCATCGCTGCCGGGATTTGGTATTGTTGTGTTCATACCCGCACCTCCCGCAGACTATCTTGCCAGTGTCGGTCAGCAATTTCTGGTGGATACCACGCAACCGGTGTATTTTCATCTTCACCATTTATGTTTTCTCGCCAGCATCCCGGACGAATTACGGGTTTAAATTCATAGGCATAAGTATCGCCGTTTATATTCATTGCTATCCATCGCGTCTGCGGTGGTACAACAACATCACGCCCGTAATAGTCTTCAATCACCAGATATTCCGGTTTTTTCCGCTTGGGTAATAACTTGTCGTGCAATTCATGCGTAATGTCTTCGTCGTGCAGGTAATTATAATTCTGCACTGTATGTTTTATCCAACTGTCCCATGTATCTTGTAAACTATTCCCTTCTGCCCGATAAAGCAAAACGTCCACAAGTTTATTAAGTGCACGCTCTTTTGCTTTGTCTGACAGTAACCCGGTAGCGTACAATTCCCATACCTGCTCCAGTTTGGCAGCCTCCTCAATCATCCATTTCTGGTCGTGCGGGCAGTGGGTAAGGGTGTCTTTCCAGTTCTCGTCTTCGAGTTTTGCGCGGGCGTCAATATTCCAAATCTCCCCGCCCGTCACATCCCATACGCTACCGATAACGCATGGTTCATCCGTGAATGCCGTAATTGTTCCGTCTTTATCAACAGCTAGCCAGTTAGCATTAACATTGATACGTAGGACATTACCGTAAAACATCACGGTCTTATAAGGTGTTTTAAGTTTCATTTCTCCATCTCCCGTATAGCAGCCGCGCTGGCAGAAAGCACAAACTGCATAAAAACAAACCAGCTCCACGCCTCCGTCGCGAACACTATGCCGATAACGTTCATTAGCAGTACGCCGATTACCGCAATAACACCGCCAATAAACCGCGCACTGGGATACGGTCGCTGTGTAAACACAGCCGCCTCCACTTCTTTATGGAATGCCCAAAGCAAACAGCCTGCGGCTGTTATCAGCGTCGCCACATCAAGCGCTTGCACCCATAAAAGGGGGTGTGCTTCGTTCATTTCTGCACCTCCCGCAGGCTATTACGCCATTCTTTTTTAGCAACATTCTCACTACGCCAACCTATAATGAACGCATTTCCCCTTCCGCGCGTTGACCACGTGTCATCATAGCTGCCACCCTCTACCGTTTCCGGTTGTGCTTCATACGCTCGCACTCTGCCGTCCTTACCCATAGCGATAAACTGCACCCACTCAGGAATAGCAAGCTCGCTGCCGTAATAATCACGAATGATAAGGCTGTCGTCTTCAGGATGTGCGAGTTTCTCTGCGTCGATAAAGATAGGCATCGCGGATTTCGCTTCCAACATATCAAGAAATTCCTTGCTCGCCACAGTATCCACACCCGAATGCTTACGGAAAGCATCCCAGTGCTGGCTAAGAAAACGTTTCCCAAGCGGAAAAGAATCAATAACGTTACATAAGGCATCTTGCCGTTTAATAGCATCCGCTTCCAGAAACGCATATCCCACAGCTATCTTGGTCTTGAGGCCAATCATCCACTCCTGCCCATCCCCTTCGCAGCAGGTCAAGGTATCCTTCCAGCTTTCACCCGGCTCGAAAGAAACCGTTACCCCTGTGCTGTAACCGTATGGACCTTTCCAAACACAAACACACTCACCCTCCGCAATAGATGGTTCACTAGTATACGCAAAAACGTCCCCATCACTGTCCGCTGCGAGGAACGCCACGTCGACATCAACACGCAGGATGTTCCCGTAGAACAGAACAATTTTTTGTTCAGAATTGAATTTCATAGTAAGCTCCTTTGTAAAATTTATGCCATTCTTTCGGCAAAAGCTATTGCGGCTTCCTTACTAGAGAAACACAAGCCTCTACTAAGTCGATATTTATCATCGTCAATATCTAGCCATTGCGTTTCATAATAGCCATCGTCTGCTGTAATATCGGCGTAATAATAACGCTCTCTCATGCGGACGCCCGGAAGAAAGTTCACTATACGCATCCAACGGTCAAGCAATACTTTCTCTAAGCCCGTAGTCCGTATGCTGCGCAATGCTTCTCTGCATTGCGCCTCAATATCATCCGAATATACACCTTTTCGTATCGACTCCCACAAGAATGTGTCTTGATATTGACACAACTCATCTAGCACAGCGCTAGGGATTTTGTATCCTTTATTGTGGTGCTTGTATATGGCGACGTAAACACTAGCGAAGTAATTAAAAGTGCCTTTGTTATCACTATCGGTTACTAGCTCGATGAGTTTAGCGTAATCCGCAGCACTTTTTCTTTGCTGCTCTGCCGTTTCTTTTTTAGATGCGTCGTTTTCTCTTTTAGCCGACGCTAGTTCTTTTTTAAGTGCTGATATTTCTCTTGTAAGAGTTGCTACTGTTTCTCTAAGACTCTCAATTTCTCTCACAGTCTGCTCGTGCGGGTCAAATGCACTTCTATAAAGTCTTTCGTCGTCTTCCCAAGTATTCATAAGTTCCTCGTCTAAGTTAGTTATTTGCGTTTCCAGAACATCGCATCGGTAAGTAGGGCGATACCCGCGAAAGCTATCGCGAACACCGCGCATACCAAACTGAAACACAGGCTGCCGATGAACCAGTCCCAAGCATGGGTAAGAATGAAGTCAATCATCGTGAAGCATCCTCTTGGCGCGGGCTACCGCCTCATCCTGCGAGAGATACACCAGCCCACGACGGAACAGGCGAATATCATCGGCACGACCTTGCCACTTGTATTTGCGGTAATACCACGACACACCCGGCATGGGGACGTAATACGCCTGCCCGATACGCAGCGCGTCTTTCAGGTGGGTTTCTTGTTCAGGCTTTGCAGCTGCAATAGCGTCTACTTTCGTCAGGAAGCACTTGTTGCGCTTCAGGTGGGTAATGTTCACCGGGTTGCCCTCCCACTCCCACCGAGCAAACAGCTCCTTCGTACCCGGTTCTGGTGTGTAGTAGTGTGGGTACATAGCGAACACGCTCAGAAGCCCCTGCACGCGCGCCAGATGCTCGTATAAGCTCTCGTAATAGCGCGTCGTACCATCCGGGGATTCTTCCAGCATAGTGGCGATGACCGGGTGCAGCACGCCCATCGAGGCTGCCGTCGTGAAGAATCGGGGAAGCCCGCGTTCTACACACATACGGATAATGAGTTGCTGCTTGTCTGCGTTGGTGCGAATATCGTCTTTCAGTTTATCCCACAGGGATAATAATTCCTTCGGGGTATATTTGCTAATACCTAGAAAAAGGCTGTAAATATGTTCTTCAGTCATGATTAACTCCGTTGTATTTGTGGATTGCTCCGAACCAATTATGCGCACCCAAAGAAAGCACAATGGAAGGGATTAGTTTGTTGTTAATGAGATAGCCCCAGACGTATTCGTCGTCATAAATAATGCCGTCTTTCTCGACAAGGGTTTTTGCCCCGTAAACAAAAAGGTGCAGGAATTCGTTGGCTAGACGGGTCGGCACAACCCACGTGCTGCCAGAAAGCCGCCCGCCAGACTCGAAAAAGGTCGCGACGAAGTCAGCGAACTCGTACTCCCACGCGCGCGGAATGGTAGGGGTTTGCTCAACCTTGCCATACCAGCGAAGCGCTGCAAAATCTACCCATGCTGTGTGGCTGGCTTGGGAATAATTATCTGCGGCGTTGGCGACAAATAGTGCCTTCAACCACATCATCGCGATGTATGGCATAGTCAGCGGCGCTTGTACCGTTTTGTCTGCATACTTTTCGGCGATTACTTCCGCGACTCTCTTCACCTCGCCTTCCAGCGAAGTGTCGATGTATGCGGGTGTCTCCCTGCCTTCCAGCAGTTTTTCGATTTCTGGCTTCAGCGCCTCGCTGGTGTAAACCGTCATCGGGTTATCCAGCTTGGCTAGCGGTTTGAACCGCTCCAGATACCACGGCACAGAACGCTCGTCCGTGCCGGGTAAACCCTTCCAGCCAATATCGAAAAAGGCTGTAACGATATGCGGTTTCACAACATTCCCTTAGACCAACGTATGGCGGCGTCAACAAGTAAGAAGCACAAGCCCCTCTCGAAGCGGTGTTTGTCTTCTTTGCCTTCTACCCAGATAGCAGTACCCAGCTTGTCTCTTTCGTCCGGCATGGTGTAGAAATACCGTTCGCCTTTTTTGATTTTCGCGGCAAACTGCACCATGTTGTGCCATTTCTCCGCCAGCCGCTCGTTGTAATCCACAAACTCATATCTAATCTTCAGGCATTGGTCGTACACCGCTTGCGGGAAACAGTTGTTCGTGACAGCCGCGCGGACAAAGTCCGCCTGTTTACTCATAAACAACTCTGCGGCAGCGCTGTGCTTGTTCTCCGGCAGGCGGTTGTCGCGTAGGTAGCAAAACCAGTACGCCAGACTAGAAAGGTCAGGTCTGTCGTCGGTGAGTAAGCCGTGACGTAATGCGTCGAATACTCCTTCGTTCGGCGGAGGAGAATTAAACGCCCGCAGAAACGTTTTAAGTTCGAGAACATCACTGAATCTAATTTCGTCGTGATTAGTAATAGGATAGACAATCTCCCATACCGTATAGCGGCATTTTAAGTCCGCCATCCGGTATATTTCCTCGTTCATTTTCTGTACTGTAGCAGCGAGCCTAGTACGTTGCAGCTCGAACTGCGCACGGATTTTCAGGTCTTCCGCACACGCTGGATGGTAATAACCGTCGTACAGTAATTTATATACCGCAGCAGGCACACGATGCCCCTTCAGAATACGTTTCAATTTCTCCAGCGCGTAGGACTCGACGTTTATGTGCAGCTCCAGCGCTACTTGTAACAACGCCCACCAGAAATTCTGCGGGATTCTGCCCGCTTCTTTTTTGGCGTACTCCAGCCGATATTTCAGGTCATCAAGGTTCATTTGTTTTCTCCGGTTTCGTGTTCGATGAGCCAGTCAAGATATTGCTTGGCTTTCTCCAAGTCCCGCACACCGCCTTTTTCTTTGTAGCGGGCGAGGTATTTAATTACGTTCCCCCGCAGGAAGCCTGCGTACTCGGCAGGCGTTAGCCAGCTTCGCAGCAGGTCAATCGGCTGCGGGTTCATCTTGAGGTAGTGGTCGCCGCCGACCTGATGGCGCGGTGATTTTTTCGTGAGGCGCTTCATTTTCTCTTGTTCAATAAGAGCCTCTACGGCTTTAGTAAAACCTTCCTCGCGTTCATCCAGATATTCTTCAGTCAGGGCTTCGCGCGATGTCTCGGCAAGGAAATTCCTGTATGTTCTGGCTAGCGCTCTCACCCCTTCGCGGGCGAGCTCATCGTAGTCTTTCATTTCTCCCACCATCTTTTGCAAGGAAACGTGTAAGTCTCCCTCATGTGTTGTAACAGGGTATCCGGCGATGCCCACATATAAGCCGGTACAGGCCGCGCTTCATGCCGATAGCACTCGCGCAGTTCCTCGTAGAGCTGCCCGTAAGCTGGAAAAGCTCTAAGCACCATGACGTGCAGCTTGCCGGGCGGTATCGGGTTGCTGATTGCGCTGCGCCACGCGCAGGCGAACAGCCCCAGAAACCCCAGCTTGGCAACCGCTGCGGGCAGGTTATATACCGCCATGCTCGGGATAACCACCCATAGATTCAGCTCCGTGCCTACCTCCGGGTAAATCGCCATGCCGTCCATCAGGCACGGCTCTCGCGCGATGCCGGATAGCTGGCACAGAGCCTCACACAGAATGTCGCCGTGTGTCTGTGACGGGTAGTCGTCGTCCGGCACGTGGTTTATAAATACCTGGGCGGCGGCGACGTCGGCTTCGGTGTTGTAGTCCTGCATCGCCACCAGAGGCTGTTCCATCGGTATCGAGAACTGCACATCCCTCGTTTTCGTGTCCTTTAACAGATGCAGCCATGTGAACCCCCACCCCGCAGGGCTGCGGGGCTTACGGGGCGGTTTGCGCGGTTTCATGTCAGCCTCCCATCGCGGAGGTGGCGGCGGCGATTTCGGTTTCCAGTTGCTCAAGCGACTTAGGACTCACGTCGCCTGCGCCGATAGCCGCTGCGGTCAGACTGATAGCTTCCTCGTCGCTGTGGGGCTGTAATTGGGGCGATACTTGCGCCTGAACAGTTCCAGCGGACTGCACAGCGACTTGTTGCTGTGGGGCAGGCGCACCGAGGTCAGCCATAACAGGCGTTTCCGGGGCGGGCGGCGTGATAGGACTCGCCTCAGGGGCAGCTTCTTCCGCCGGGTTTTCTTCTTTAGGCTTGCGGGTGCGCTTGGGCTTCTCAGCAGGCGTGGCGGATTCCAGCGCTTCCACACGAGCCAGCAGGGCAGCGACGTCTGCGCGCAGCATTTCGGCGTGTTTCTCGGCAGCCTCAGCGCGGGCGATGGCTTGGGCGGCGATGTCGTTGGCAGCAGCAGCACGGTGGATAGCAGTATTCATCGCGTCGATGGCATTCGCCAACCCCTCCGGCATCGGGAACTGCGATGCTTTGCCACGGATGACCCAGTCAACAATCTTGGTGAAGTTGTTGTACATCAGGTCAAGGGTGGCGACGGTTACTTTTGGGGAAAGTTGGGTGTTGGGGTCAAGGTTCATTTGTTTGCTCCAGTTGTCATGAGGGTTTTCGGGGGTTAAATCTATACGGTTTCTTCCGGTTCGTCAAGTGCGGATTCGTCGGTATCCGGCTTGGCGTCTGATGTTTCAAGGGAAAGCCATGTGTCGTGTCGCTTCTCGGCGAGGTAATCCAGAATGACTTTAACCTCTTGCTGTGAACCTGCATACTGCTCCAGCATGTCGGGGTCGTAGATGCCATCGCGCAGGATGTCGCTTACCCCATGCACAAGGCAGTAATCCACGGCGTACTGTGTAGACCACGACGTAAGCCCCTGCACTTTGGACTGCGAAAGGATGCCGTTGTTGTACATGATGTAGGCAGCGACGTCGCGCACCAGAATGAAGTGCAGGGCAAGCGCGATGCGCTTCGGGTCGTCGCGGATAACGCGCGCCTTCTGGTTCAGGGCGATGCGACGGCGTGCTTGGGCGAGCTCGCCTGCATTGTGTGGCAGCTCCAGCGCGCGGTCATAGTCGATAAGGCGCTGTTCGGTAGCGGCAAGACGTTGCTCCAGATACTCGATGCGGCGCATGGCTGTGTTGATGTGGTGCAGTAGTGAGGCGTTGATTTCTTTCTGTTCCATTTTTAGTTCTCCCATGATATTTGGATGTAGTGTTTAGTGTAGTCAAGGCGAAAGCCGATGCGGCGCAGGTGGCTGTAAAAGCCGCTGTGCAGTCTTCTCGGAAGCGTTACAACCACCGCCTTGTCTAAGTGTCGGGTCGTTACCAGCGCTGGCTTATAGCAGCCGTCAACCTGTTTCCAGAGGTCAAAACCCAAGTCCTTGCGGCAGTAGAGGCGCAGGCGCTTTAACTGATGGTTACGCGCCAGCACCTGCGCCAGCATGACCGCACGCAAGGCTTTGGTTTGCTGTCTCGTCATAATCCTAGCAGGTCGAGGATGTGCAGCCAGACACCGGCGATGAAAAACAGCAGTACCGTCATTCGTCCTCCCCGTCGTTGCTGGCGTTGTCTTCTTCGGCGTCGTCTATCTCATCAAGAAAGGGTTTGAGGCGTTCCGCAAACGCTCGCAGCCAATACTCCTCCCAGCCGTGGGGGATGTTCTCCAGAAACTCCTTGGTTTCCTTCTTGATGAAGGCGTCGATGCCGTCGGTGCGCTTGAAGACACCAGCAATGGCTATCGGCACATGAGTAGGACTGGGCAACGTCTCACGTTTCTCCATGAAAATAGCTATATGGAACAACTCCATACCTTCGCCGCAGCTCTTGGTGAACTTCTCGATGTCGAAGTTCTCGGGCAGGTTGTCTTGCGCGTGGAGGGCAGCGAGTGCAGAAGCCTCCGCCTTCGGGCGGTACAGCTCCGTCAACGCCCGGACAAGAGTAAGCGCGCCCATAAGTTCAAAGGAAGGGATTTCATTTGGTTTCATTCTGTGTCTCCTGTTCTGGATTCGATAAGGGTGTGATATATGCGCAGGACATTCTGCACGTAGGGTTTAAGCTGGTGAGCAATGCCGCTCACGCCTGCATAAGCCGCGCTGTGGCGCTTCTTCTGCAAAAGGTTGACAAGCTCTTGTGCTTCACGCTTGGAAAGGTAAATACCGGCGGCGAGCTCTGGGTAGTACACCACGTCCTGCACGCCTTGCGCTACCGTGTGCAGAATATACTTGGCAGCGACGGGCATCTTGTTGATTTTTAACAGGCACTCCATCGAAATGGTGTCAAGACCAAAGAACCGCTCCACGTCGGCGTGCTTGAAGAAAGCCATAATCTTCGCCTCCAGCTTGTCGGCGAGAGCGGCGTTGTCGTCCAGCTTCGCCGCCTTCTCGCACTCGCGCCGGATGAGGTCGCGCACCACGTCATAAGCGCTCTGTGCGTCGGTTACAGTAAAGCTCCAGATTTCCCTGTCGATATGACTGAACCCCTCGTACAGCTCATAGCGGGGGATGTCCCACTCTCGCATCGCGGCATTCACCTGCCGCTGGTGCTTGTCGGAAAGCGTCTTGTCGCTAAGGTTGAAACGCGACAAGCGGTTCAGACGGTCGCCCTGCGCGTGATACATCCAGCCTGCCTCATCCAGCAGGATGCGTTCCCGCCGGGGGAAGCGGTGCTTGTCCAGCCGGTAAACCTCCATCGCCTCCCAGATAGAGGCGCAGTAGGTAACTTCGGACGTGCGCTTGCCGGTGAAGAACACCACAACAAAAGGCTTGCGCGCGGGGAAGTCCAGCTTGGCGCTGCGCCCGTTATGGTTAAAGGTAAAGGCTGCCATGATTTAGTCCTCCAGAACGTAGACGCGCAGGTGGGCGAGGTCAGCGTGAACCACGCTGTAATGTCGCTTGTATTTCTCCGCCGCTACGGTTAAGGCATAGGTGTCCTCCGCCGGGTAAATCCGCACGCGGTTGGCGATGGCTTGCGGATGGATGCGGATAATATCAGTCTTTCTGTATGACTCATGGTGAAGATTGACAAACTCTTGGAAGAAGCCAAAGGGGAAGTCGTATCCCCATACTTTGAAAACCTCCTGAAGCCGCATGGCGGCAACGGTCAGGCTTTTGTTAGTGTTTATTTCTTCGGGGAATGGATAGATAATCATTTGTCAAGCTCCGGGTTAAAGGTTGTTACGGCAAGCTCCATAGCGCCAAGAACGTCCTTCAGGATTTCGGGTAAATCGGTATTAGCGTACATCACATGGACGCGCCATAGGCGTCGCCTGTTTTCGTCTAACTCGTCCAACGGTTCGCCTGCTACAGCCTTGTCGAACCACTCAGCCCACTCGGCATCGTCAGCTCCCGCTTTATGCAAGTAGTGGTAAAGCATTACCCACTCGCAGGCGAGGCGTTTCAGGCGGTTTTTAGTTTCGATATTCATGAGTGTGTCTCCTGTTCGTAAGATGGGGGCGCAGGTTAAACCCGCAGCCCCATGATGACGACGTTAATATTCCTTGCCCAGTTATCCTCCCCTACAAGGTGGGCGTGTAGCTTCGTGCCGGTGCATTTAATTTTCGCGCCGGTAAAGTTCTTCTTCGTGCCGGGCAGGATGGTGTCCAGCGCGGCGAGGTAGGAGGTGTTTAATCCTGTGACCGGCACGAATGTAGATGCGCAGTCGCCCTCGCCGTCGCGCTGCGTCTCAGTGTCGAACATGATGCTGTCGAAGTTTTCCGGTACCACGCGGGGCATATCCGGGAAAACCCCGCCTATGGTGTACAGGTTCATCGTCGATAGCAGGGTGTTGCGGCTGTCGAAGCACTCCAGCCGCCATACCGGGTCGCCGCCGGTTGAAATTTTCCCTTCGATAGATACTGAGGCTTTCTCGTCGGTGGGGTAAGCCCGGGTGGTGTATGTGCCTGCCGGAAGTTTGGGCGGGTAGAAGGTAACGCCGTTGGCGGGAAACCACGACGGCACGGGTTTGTCCGCAAAGGCATGGGGCAGGTCGATGGTAATTCCGATATGCCCGTTGGTCGCCCATACCTGCCCACAAGGGGCGAAGTGGATGCCGTTTAAGCAATACCGCACGTCGTTGACGGCGACAAATGCCTTCGGCGCTTTCCACAGGGCGACGGGGATTTCGATGCCGTCTGGCAGCCAGTTGAAATCGGCACGGGGGGATGTGTTTTTTCTCATGGGTTTCTCCGGTTGTGTTTGGGTTGTTTATTGTGGCGGTGCAGTCTGCACCGCCGGGGGTGTGGGTGGGTCAGATATAGTACACTACGGGCTTACCTTCGTACTCGCCTGACCATAGCAGGTATCCTTCGTCGCTGGCTTGTTCGGTAAGCGCGTCAATGATGGTTTCATCATCGTTGTCTGCGTCGTCGGGGTCATAATATTCGTCGCTGACGTCGTCGGCGGTTAGCTCCTTAATGTCGCAACATAGCCCGATGACGTCCAGCTCGTATGGCTCGTCGTCGCCGTAATTTTCCTCAAACATTTCTATGAGACTCTCGTAAACCCCGTAAGGGTAGTAATCGCGGTCATACTCTTTGAACTCTTGTTGTAACTGGCGGGCAGATGTGACGGGAATGATAATAGATGCCATGATTATTTCTCCAGTTTGTTGGTTTGCGGTTAGGGTTAGGGTTAGGGTTAGGGTTAGGGTTAGGGTTAGGGTTGTTTGTTAGGTTGCGGTTTGGGTTGTCTCTTGAGCCGCGTGTTGCGCGTCGGATGCCGAGTGGGCTGAGTGTGGTCGGCGTGTCTGCGGGCGTGGGTGTGTCGGTTGGTAGAAGGTGGGAATGGGGGTGTGTAGCAGCATGGGGGTTTCTCCAGTTGTTTGAGTGGGCGGCGCGGATTAAATCTGCATAGCAAGGGCAGCATTTAGCGTCGGCGGGTTCGCCTTGTAGTGCTTCATCCATGTAGGCAGCGACGCGCTAAAGGCTTTCGCTTCTTCCGCGTCGAGGTTCACGATATATCGTGAACCAACATCCGTATAGAAAACCACATCCAGCCCGCCAGTATTATGACTGTCAGAAACCTTTGTTGCTTTCCACAGGTAGGGGCTGAAGTAATCTTCTTTGACGTGCTTGCGCGCGGCAAAGGCTTCGGCAAGTTGTTCGGGGGTTGGTGCTGGCGTGTCCTTGTAGAGGTTATAGCCGTCACCAATCCAAGTTTTTCCACTTTTGAAATTATGAAACTTTTTCATGATTTATTCTCCGTTTTGCGTAGGTTATTCCTGTCCGGTTTGGGCAAGGATTTCCTCGCACTTGGCAAGGGCTTGGGCAAACACTTCGCCACGTGTCATGCCCTTCAAAATGGGGTCATGGGCGGCAGGTGCGTAGGCGTTGAAGGCGTCGGCGTCGTCGCGCAGGGCGTCGCGCAGGTATTCCACGTCTTCTAGCCGGTCGGTGCGGTAGTCATCTTCCAGCAGCCGGATGGCAAGTTCTGGCAAAATCCCTTCCTGCCCATAGTACGGGCTGAAGTACCATTTGCAAAGCCCATGCTCGTCGTCTAAGACAAGCGCGTCGTATCCATTGGTAAGAAAGACGCTCCCGCTTTGTTGGTTAAAGTCAATGTAAACGCCTTCGTCATCAAACGATTCAGGTAGGGCGTTGCTGACGCCCTCCCCCGCGTCTGCGTAAGCGCGCAGCAGGTCGGCTGCTAGGTCGAGCTCATACGCGCCGAACCTGTCCAAGGTTGTCATGGGGTATAGGGTTTTTTGGTTCTTCATTGTTTATTCTCCTTCAAAATAATCTTTCAACGCCTCGTAAACCTTACGGGCTTCTTCGCGGGTAAGGCGACACGTGTGGAAGTCGCGTTCGGCGCAGAAGTGACCCGCACCGATGGTTATTTCCCCGCCGTCTATCTCAAACGTGGCACAATAACCGCGTTCGCTCCCAGCGCTTACATGACGGTAAAATCTCTTACTCATTCTGCACCGCCTTCGAGGGCGAGAGATGCCGACATTTCATCATCTAACAAGCCGTCAATCTTCTTCAGTGTGGCGACGTAGTAACCGTTCAGGCGGTCGTCGAATTTTGCATCAATGTGCAGGGTATCCACAACCAGCGCCCGCAGAGCTTCTAGCTGTTCAAAGCGGGTGCTATCTGCCGGATAGCATCGGTGGCGACAAAGGTAGTCGCGCCCGCTGTCGTTCCATACTTCTAGGATTAAGCAGGGATAGCCTTGCCGGATTTCAATCCGCGTGGCTATGCGCGGGTTTTCAGTAATGTTTGGTGTAAGGTTTGGGTTGTTCATGGTTTTTATCCTTGTGTTGTGGCGGCGCTGGTGTGGCGTGTTAGTCGCACATGGGGCGCCCGTGCCATACCATCATGTCGCAGCGGTCGGCAAGCCTGCCGCTTGTGGCGAGGGCGCGGTTGGCGACGGCTATTGCCCTGTCGTATTTGCGGCAGACGTCTGCGGGCAGGTAGTCGCCGATGTCTTCCCACAACCCGCAGCCTGCGGCGTCCGCCGTGCCGTGGGTGGTGTTGATTATGCGGCAGGCGACGAGGTAAGCGCGGGTGCAGACGCGGTGTAACATCGCCGTAAATTCGGCGCTTTCCGGGTCAGCCGGAATAGCCGCGTTGGCAATCGGCGAGCTGGTTATGCACTGCGCCAAGGCGTAGCCCCGTAGAAAACTTACGGGGTTGATTTGCCCTAGCCGCACAAGGTGGCGCCGCTGATGCCGATTGGGTTCGGTACTGGTTCTTCTCGCGACGATTACATCGCGGGTGTAAGCGATGGTGGGCTGGTTTTGGGCGTGGTCGCGGGGGGTGGTGTTCATTCTGCACCCCCTCCTACGTCGGCGTCCTCAAGTTTGAGGGTAATCCTCGCCGCCATAAGGTCGAGAATCATCTGCGCTTCCGCCATCGGGTCGAAGCCTTCAAAGTAATCTAAGCAGCGGCGCCAGCCTTCGGCGAGCGTGTCGAGTAATTCCGCCGCGCTGGCGGCGTCGCGGCGGTCGGCAATATCCCAGAATGGGTCAGCGGCATAGCGCGCCGCAGCCAGAGCCTCATCCACAGCGGCTTGTGCGTCCTGTATGCAGTCATCGTATTCGCCATTCAGCAACGCTATGGCGTAGCGGTCGCCGTCTGCGACGATGTACCGCGCCATATAGGCGGCGTATGAGCCGATGGCGGCGACGCTGGCGTTTTTGACAGCGTCCAGTGCATCGGGCAGGCTAGCGCGGCGTTTCTTCTCCTGCACCTTTATGAGTGGGTTATAGGTTATGGTGCTCATACCGCACCCCCAATTTTTGCTAACAGACGCTGGGCAAGCGGGGTCAGGTTATGCACCCCTACCGACGGCAGGGAAGCCTCAACTTCCAACCCTTTGCGGACAACGTCCGCAGGCACGCCGGGGCGGTAATCGCATCCGGCATCGAGGCATGACAGGCTGGCGTTGTATGTGCGCACGCCCGCGTGGTTGAGGTATGACCGAACGGCGCTACCGTCTGAAAAGACGGTAAACAGGTTTGTATAGTCGCCCGCAACGTTGGCGACGATTGCCCGCTTGGCGTTGGCGAGTTTGCGGGCAGGCACGCGCTCGCCGCGCAGGTGGGCGGCGTATGTAGCGGCGAAAGTTTTGGGTAACAGCGCGACGATGGCGTGATAACGCGCCATGTTCCCATAGCGCTGGATGAGGTTTTGATTGTTCATGTGTTGATCCTAGTTATACTTTTTTGAAAGGGGGGTTCGTGATGCGTTTGCATCGGTTAGCGCCCGTAACAGCGTGGGCGCTAACCGATGCAAGCTAATGTCGTCATGATTAGCTTGCATCCAATGTGGTGTCGTCCGATACTTATATATAAGTATCAGGCTGGCGACGTTGTTGGTCGTCGCTTGTGGTGTCCTTGTGGCTGTCGTCTTTGTTGGCAACCCGGCGATATTTACAGCAGCTTCCGCAGTCTTTTTATTGCGTCTAAAAATTACTTCTTAGCGCCTATTCCAGCAGGTACATTCACTACTTTCAATCGCCTTCCGCGTGCCGGTACGTTTCGTTTTGTGTCCTAGCCAGCATCCGCGTCTGCCATGTGGTTCGCGCCGCTATCGTATGCGTGCGCATGGCAATTTTACCGTTTCCCGCTTGTCGCTTTGCTACGGCGACGCGCTTGTTACGTTGTTTCCAATTGTTAAAGATTGCGCTTTGCACTCGGCTGAAGCTAGCGCGCGGTTAATTCCGCAGCGTATCCGGTTTTTTGTCTGGCGGATAGTAGCCAGTGCGCAGATTGTCTAGGTGTTAGCGCTTGCCTTTGCAAGGGGTGGCAACTTGTTTGTTGTTGCATTGCCTTGCTTGTTGGGGCGCATTATAGCGTTTTGTTGGTGGCTTGTCAATAGGCAATCTTGATTTTTGTTGTCTATTGAG